CTTTAATGATATTAGGATTTGGAAATGAAAATGACACGTCAAGATCTCAAAGGAATTGTCAAGGAATGCCTGGTCGAAATTCTTTCTGAAGGACTTGTAAGTACAAATAATCAAATTGATGAATCAAGGAAGTCGTCTAACCGGCAGTCAATGCATGAGCAGCGAGTAGTCCCTGTTGCCCGACCGTCCACAGCAGACAAGATTAGCTTTCTTCCAAACAGAGAAGAAATTAGACGTGCAAATACGCAGCCAGCACAAGACACTTCACGTGATCTTGCAAGATCACTAACATCGGATCCAGTTTTGGCTGATATTTTTGCAGATACTGCAAGGAGAGGCGGGCACAGACAGATGAATGAATCTGCCAGCAATACTTCAAATCATGAATTGATGATTGCAACTGCCGGAGATTCCGCTGCCAAGGCAATGCTACAAAGTGATCCTACAGATATTTTTGCAGAAAGTGCAGGAAAATGGGCATCTCTTGCATTTGCAGAGAAAATTCCGTTAAGATCATAAACTGCGTAATAGATATCAATTGTAACCTGAGGATTTTTATACATGGCTATTAGACTTACACCTGAAACACTTCGTCGTATCGTTCTTGAAGAGAAAGCAAGAATTTCAAATGCAGCTCCTCCACGCACCCTGGACAAGTCAAAGCTCAAGCAGCTTGAGCTTGAGATGGACGAAGAGGCATGGCACGAAGCAACACCTCCCGCAGCAAGGAAGTTTGCTCCTGGCGACAAAAATATGAATGGCGCTGGCGCAAAGATGAAGGAAATTCACGAACTTCGTGAACAAGAAGAAGTTCTTCGTGGCCGCCTTCGCAGGCTTCAAGAGCGTCGCCTCGCACTTCGCAAGCAAATAATTAACGAGATCAGATAATTTCTATTTTTCTAGCCGGAGGTTGTAATGTCATCAGTTAGATTCGCAACTGTTGTGCCACAAGGAGCCCCAGGAACTGGAGGCTACGGTCATAGAAGTGATGTAAATCTGTCTGCCATGTTTGCAACTCCGGTTGGAACTATATACAGTGAAGCAGCTGCTAAAAACGCAGGAATCTCGGCTCTAAACGGAAACGGCGGGCCAGGCGACATGATTCCTAATATTGGTGTTACAAATGGAATCATCAATGATGGTGGCTACATGTTTGGCGCACTCGATCTTAATTTTTCATCAACACCTGACTTGAATACAGTTGTTGTTGGTGGAGAAGGTCTACCTGCTTCTGCTTACGTTCCAAACCCATCATCTCCTGGTCCAGGTAGTGTACTTCCAGCAGATCAGCCCGAATATGCTGGTGTGCTTCCTGCAAAGGGAGATGAATATGGTTCTGGCCTTGGTGCAGTATCACCTTCGATAACATCACCAAAAATAGCATCTCAAACAATCGGATCTTATCTGCTTGGAAGATCTTATTTAGGATCTGACGGAAGAACGTAATGCCAAGGTTTGCTCACGATCAGAGAACCGGGGCTGGATATGGATTCACGGGAAGGAAGGGTTTTCAGAATCCTACCCCAGCCGGTGAATCATTTCCATATAGTGAAGCTGACACACCTTACGAATCAGATCAATCAGAGCTTGATGATGATGAGCTTAATTTAAAAGTTTTGATCAATAACCGTCTAGGCTATAACAATCTTGGTAGACCGCGTGGTGACCAAAGAGCAGATCGTTCTACTTTGTCTAAAAACGTAAGACTTGACTTAGCAGAAAGTGAATCACCTATGGGAACGCTTACGGGTCTTGTTCCGTTTCCTATGCGAAGATTTGACGGTCCAGCATTAGGTGGATCTTCATCAAATGCAGCATTTACTGTTGCACCAGGAAGAATTGGCGGATCACATTACGGCTGGGCAAGAGGCGTTATGTCGCCATTGATACCTGGTCAAGATGCACCTTCTCGATTTATGGATGCAATAGATCCAGAAGTCAGAGATCGAATTAAAAATAAGTTAAAAATTACTCGACTTAAATGACGGGAACAAGCGACCGCAGGGTGATAGATATTTCCAGTAAACGAGGTAAATGAGAGCATGTCGAGATCTCTATTTGAAGAAGCAATTGCCGATGCCAAGCAACTACGCGAAGCTGCAGAGCAAAATGCTAAAAACGCCATCATTGAGGCTGTAACTCCTAGAATTAGAGAGTTTATCGAGAATCAACTCGTAGGCGGAACACAAAATGAAAACAGTGATGATTTTTTAAGATCAGCTATCTCTGAGAGCGATCTTGACGAAGAAGAAGAAGTAACGCTTGATGAGACTGCATTGCGCTCTCTTGCAAGCCTTATGAATGGAACTAATTCTTCAAAATCAAATCCTGATTCTGCAGCACTTTCTGAAGCTTGGTCTTCTCTTTCTGAAGAAGATCAAGCACGTCTTTTTAGCCTCCTTCGCGAGGAAGACAATAAAGAAAACGAAGGGGATTCTACCGGCGCCTATGAGATCGATCTTGATGAACTAAAGGCAGCCATTGTTTCTGAGATTAAAACTTCAAAGGTACCAACCGGAGCTAAGAAAATGTCAAAAAGAATTGTAAGGGAGTCAATGGAGGAAGATCTCTATGAGCTCGACGAGACGATGGATGAAGATCTCTATGAGATCGGCGAGATGATGGACGGAAAACACGGGCATGATATGTCATATGACGAACTTGCTGAGGCAGTGCTTAAGCTTGTTGGAAATGCTGACGAACGCGAAGCTTTCGGTAAGCTTGGACTCGATAACGTTGAATTCGAGGACGAAGTCAGTGACAATGAAGATATCGAAGTTGGCGAAGAGATGCCACCAGAGGAATCCCCAGACGAAGAGATGCCACCCGAAGAAGAGGCGCCTTTGGCTGAGAGAGTTTATGAACTTGATGAGAATATGCTCCGTCGGGAGCTTTCAAGAATTCGTGAAGCAAGGGCTGGAAAGAAAAGCACAGCCAAGGCTTCAAACAGTGTCACTGCCAGAGCATTTGGCGGCGGAACAACGAAAGGCGCAGCCCTTGATGTTAATATCAATGAGCTCGATGCCGCAAAAAACAAAGTTATGAAAGAGGTACGGGAAAATCGTGCTCTCAAGACCCAGCTCAATGATTACAGAGGCGCAGTTGAAACGCTTCGTGAGCAACTATCAGATCTCAACTTGTTTAATGCAAAGCTTCTCTATGTCAACAAGATCCTTCAAAACAAAGACGTCGCACCAACACAAAGGCGCGCGATTATTGAGGCACTTGATGGCGCAGCGAATCTTCGCGAAGCCAAGTTGCTCTACCAGAGCCTTACATCTTCGATCACAACGAAGAATGAATCGCTAAGCGAATCAGTCAAGCACACAGCCGGCTTGGCTTCACGTTCAGTTACCACATCTTCTGCCCGAATGAGCGGCGCAAATGAGATTGATCGCTGGGCAACACTTGCAGGTCTTAAGTAATCAAAAAGTTAGGAGAACTTTAATATGTCAAAGAATTTTTCACTTAATATGCTCACTGAGGGAATCAGTGACCGTAATGTCAGCGATGAGAGCAAGCGCCTTCTAGAGAAGTGGAACCGCACAGGTTTGCTTCGCGGAACTGATGGCGTCAAGCGTGACGTCATGGCTCGCCTTCTCGAGAATCAAGCAGCCCAGCTCCTCCGCGAGGTTAACTCTCTCGGATCAGGCGGTGGCAGCGCTACTGGATCCGGCGATATCCGCGGCTTCACCAACATCGCATTCCCTATCGTTCGTAGGGTATTCGGCGGCCTGGTTGCTAACGACCTCGTCTCCATCCAGCCTATGAGCCTGCCTTCCGGCCTGCTCTTTTATCTGGACTACACCTACGGCTCTGACGTTGGTGGAGATGCAAACCTCCAGACTGGTGTTGCTGCAAATGCTGCAACATACAAGTCAGGTCAATCAATCTACAATAACCCAACCGGTAAGGGCGTCCGCAGTGGATCACTTGCAGTTGGCGGACAGTACGACCTGATCGGAACTGGCTTTACCAAGGTTCACACCAGCTCTATAAGTGTTGGTGTTACAGCTCGCGGTGCCTTTAATAACGGTTCATCGCTTACTGCAGGTGCCAAGTGTTTCGCCACCGGAACCGACGGCCGTTTTCTGCAATTCGATCCCCAGGTCACCTCACTAATCGAGACTGATGCTGCTGACGGTGCACTGAATGGTACTGGCCAGTTCCAGTTCGTTTTGCTTGATTGCTCAACCTTCCCACCGAACGTTGACTTCCAGCAAGTTAAGGAGATTGCTCTCCACTCTGCAACTGGTGGCGTTACTCTCGGACTCGCAGTTCCTGGTGAGAGCTTCCAGGGTGGTTCAAACATCCTTAACGTTCGTCGTCTCAATCAGCTCGGCCTCTTCTCAGGCGGCATGTTTACTCCTAACCCACTGATTCCATCTGGCACTTCTGGTGCTGTGGTGTTTACAGTTGTCTCGGGTACATATGTTCCTGGTGCCGCAACTCCTGGTCCCTATCTCACAGCTTCATACGCCATCGCTGATTCACTCAACGTTGACGGAACTGATGCTTCAACTCTTACGATTCCTTCGTTTGAGTCGGACTTTGCCACCTCACCCCAGGTCATAATTCCTGAGATCGACATCAAGATCGAGTCAATTCCTGTTACAGCTACAACCCGCAAGCTGCGCGCTCGCTGGTCACCTGAGCTGGCCCAGGACCTCAACGCCTATCACTCGATGGACGCTGAAGTCGAGCTCACTCAGATCCTCTCAGAGCAGATTGCTCTCGAGATCGATAGAGAGATCTTGAATGACCTTCTCACCGAGGCCAAGGGCGCTAACTACTACTGGAGCCGTGCTCCTGGTCGTTTCGTCAACAAGACCAACGGCAATGAGGTTTCTCGTGGTGATTCTCTGCAGCCTGGACCTACGTTCACAGGAACAGTTCGCGAGTGGTACGAGACCCTTATCGAGACAGTGATTGACGTTGCTAACGAGATCCATCGTAAGACTCTCCGCGGATCAGCTAACTTCATCGTGGTCAGCCCCGATGTTGCTACTGTCCTCGAAGCTTCGGTGCTCTACAAGCCCAACTACTCAATCGATGGCCAGGGCCAGGTTGGAGGCTCGATGTCAATCGGCGCTTCTCCTATCGGCACCTTGTCCAACCGCTTCACTGTCTACAAGGATCCTTACTTCCCCAGGAACAAGATCCTCGTCGGCTACAAGGGTGGAAGCTACTTGGAAACCGGTTACGTCTACGCTCCTTACGTCCCATTGATTGTCACCCCGACAATCTTTGCACCAGAGGATTTCACTCCTCGCAAGGGCGTGATGACTCGTTACGGTAAGAAGATGGTTCGCGCCGACTTCTACGGCACGGTCACGTGTTTAGACATGAATATTATATAGTTGAATGTAATCTAATTCGAAAGAACTAGATTCAACTATGTAGGTGGCGCCTCCTAAAAAAGGCGCCACTTTTATTTTGCGTGCTATATAAC